GTACTGTAAGATATATGATGAGATGTATAAGCACGGAGTTAATTTAAATGATATGAGAATATCAAACCTACATCACGAAACATCAATACAAGCTTTATTGTTAGTGCAAGAAATAGAACCGAAAACTTGGAATAAAATTAGTGATCGTGTTGCAGGAAGTAATACTATTAAGCACCTAAAAGGAGATGCCTTTAAATGCCCAAAAGAATTACCTTATATGTTTAAGGACTGGAAAGAGTATGCTGATTACCTTGCTGAAAACTTAATAGATAAAGATATTTATAAGGAGCAACTTAAAAAGAAAATCAGTAAGCTTGAAAAGTTTATGATCAATGATTTAATTATAACAGATACATACAAGACTGTTATAAAAACTATCTTGTCAAGTGATTGGGATTTTACTAAAATGATAAACTTTACAACGAACCCATACTTTCAAGCAGTAAAACATTATGTCAATGGAACATTTACAAAAGATAACATAGAAGTAAATAGAAAATATAATAAATACATTAAAGGATTAATATGATAGCAGAATTTAAAAAATACGTTTTAGATAATAAATTTAACGAGATAGAAACAATTAAGTTTTTTGAAGAAATAAAAGAATTAATACACGAGTATTCTCCTTTAAAAACTCAACCAGTAAACAGAATTAAATGGGTTGAAATAGAAAAGGTAAGCCCTAACGATTATAACCCTAACAGTGTTGCTAAAAAAGAAATGGGTTTACTGTACACCTCTATATTACACGATGGTTATACACAGCCAGTCGTTACGATCTATGACGATGTAAAAGATAAGTATATTATTATAGATGGCTTCCATAGATACTTTACTTGTAAATCAAACAAAGACATATTAGATAGAAACAAAGGTATGTTGCCTATCGTAGTACTGGATAAAAGTATTAATGATAGGATGGCAAGTACTGTAAGGCATAACAGAGCAAGAGGTATGCACAGTGTAACTGGTATGTCATCAATGGTTTTTAGTATGCTTAAAAATGGTTGGAGTGATGTCGATATATGTAATGAGTTAGGTATGTCAGCAGAGGAACTGATCAAGCTAAAACACTTAACTGGTTTCTCTAAATTATTTGAAGATGCAGAGTACAGTAAGGCTTGGGAAACAAAAAATCAACTACTACTTAAAAAGAAATATCAAGAAGAAAATGAACAAAACTGAACAACATAAAAAAGCAGTACTCGAAGCACTTGAAAAGTCTTTAGGTGTTGTAACAACTGCTTGTAAAAAAGTAGGCATAGGCAGAACACAATTTTACAACTGGTTAAAAGATGATGAGGTCTTTGCAAAGCAGGTAAAGGATATTGAGAACATAGCTTTAGATTTTGTAGAGAGTAAACTGTTTGAGAATATAAGGGATGGAAAAACATCTGAAACTATATTCTATTTAAAAACAAAAGGAAAGAACAGAGGTTATGTTGAACGACAAGAGATAACTGGAATAGGTGGCCTTCCACCAAAAATAGAAATAGAGATTATTGAAAGTAAAGACTAACGTAGTATTTAAACATCTCTTACGATCAGATAAGAAGATCACAATAGAGCAGGGTGGAACAAGGTCTGGAAAGACTTACAACATCTTGCTTTATATTATATTTAAGTATTGTCTTGACAACACAAAAAAGACTATTACTATATGTAGAAAAACATTTCCTGCCGTAAGGGGTTCTGTTATGCGTGATTTCTTAGACATTTTAAAGATACACGGAATATACTCGGAGGTGCATCACAACAAATCATCACACGAATATAACTTAAACGGAAATAGGATTGAGTTCATATCTTTAGATCAACCACAAAAGGTAAGAGGTAGAAAAAGAAATCTACTATTTATTAATGAGGCAAACGAATTAAACTTCGAGGACTGGCAACAGTTAATATTTAGAACTGATGAAAAGATTATTATTGACTTTAATCCATCAGATGAATATCACTGGATATATGACAGAGTAATACCAAGAGAAGATGCTGACTTCTATATAACTACTTATCTAGATAATAGCTTTCTTAATGATAGTATTAAAGAAGAGATAGAACGATTAAAAGATACTGATGAAACATACTGGCAGATATATGGTTTAGGTTTAAAGGGTATCTCTAAAGCTACTATATTTAATATAACAGAAACTAATGTTATTCCAGAGGATGCAGAGTTTGTAAGTTATGGTGCTGATGCAGGATATACAAATGACCCAACAGTTCTTGTTAGCGTTTACAAGAAAGGATTAAACCTCTACATAAAAGAACATATATACCAAACACAAATGACTACCTATGACATTGCAAATAAGTGGAGACAGATGGGTATTCAAAGAGAGCCTATATATTTTGATAGTGCAGAGCCGAGGTTAATCGAGGAGTTAAAAAGGATGGGGTTTAACGTAAGACCAAGTTTAAAAGGTAGCGACAGTATCAACGCAGGAATTGATCTCTTAAAACGCTTTAAATTATATGTACATAAAGACAGTCATAATTGCATACAAGAGTTTAGAAACTACAAATGGCAAGAGGATCGTAACGGAAAGCTTTTAAACAAGCCAGTTGATAATAACGATCATACAATAGATTCGGTTAGATATGCAACTTATTCTGTATTGAGTAAACCAAAGTTTGGAAGATATACTATTCAGTAAAAAATAATTTAAAAATAATTAACATAAAGTGTTAATAATAACTATATATTACGTATCTTTACAGAGTAGAAAGGGACTAACCTATCTCGTTAAAAGACAAATATTATGACAACAGTAAAGAAAGAAGTTAAAAGAAAAAAGTATATGTTTACCTTTGAAGAGGGAGGATGGAATACAGTATACGCTAAAACAAAAAGAGGAGCAATTAAAGAAGCTATTAAAGAATGGAAAGATTATGATGATCTTAATCCACGTATAGATTCAGTTCACTTAGCAACAGAGGAAGGAGAATTTGTAGCAATGAGTAATTTTTGGTAAGATGATAACAAGACAAATTTTAGAGTTTATACACGAGGAATTAGAATTAGATATTTACAGAGATGAGGTTAGGGAGATTATAAGTAAATTAAATTCAGAGAATGATTTTACAGTTGATATTGATTGTGGAGAATATAGGTTTATACACGAAGATGTTATTTGGGACATTTACGTAGAAGAAATTAAAATGATCACAGAAGATTGTTATGATATTAAAGCACCACACTGGTTAGCTATTGATTGGGAAGAGACTGCAAGGAATTGTTTTGTAGATGGGTATGGTCATACATTTTCTCATTATGATGGGATTGAACAAGAATGTGTATTCGGAGAAGAAAATTATTATATATTTAAAACAAATTTATCAAGATGGAAGACTGGAAGGACATACTCTATGAAAAAATAAAAGACAACGACAACTATAATGCCTTTACAGAGATGTAAGGGTTTTTTTATTTATAGTAATAAAATATTTAAAAACTAACTATATACTAATATGAAAGTTGAATTAATAGTACCTAATAACTTAAACGAGGTTACACTTGGTCAATACCAAGAGTATATAAAGCTAAAGGATTTATCAGAAACAGAACTGTCTTTAAGGATGGTTCAGATATTTTGTAAGCTAAATTCTGAACAAGTAAGATACTTAAAAGCTACTGATGTACGATCAATAGTAAATGTAATATCTAAAATGTTTGATAGTAAACCTAGCTTAATAAATACGTTTACAATAGATAAAGTTGAGTATGGTTTTATACCTAACCTTGATGAAATGAGTTTTGGGGAGTATATAGATTTAGATACTTACATAGGGGACTGGGACAACATAGAGAGGGCTATGGGTGTACTTTACAGACCGATAGAGATTAGAAAGGGTAATAGATATCATATAAAAGAATATGAAGCAGGAGATACAGAGCATTTAAAAGCAATGCCATTAGATGCAGTATTGGGTTCTATACTTTTTTTTTACCATTTAGGGAACGACTTGTGCAAAACTATGATGAACTCTTTGGAGGGTACAGAGATAACGGACTTACAAGCACATCTCAATTCGGAAGCAAATGGGGTTGGTACTCAAGCATTTATGCTCTCGCTCAATCAGATATTAGACGATTTGAAGATATTACCAAACTAAAGATGCACGAATGTTTAATGTTCTTGACATTTGAAAAAGAGAAAAACGAATTAGAAGCAAAACAAATTAAAAAGAAATTTTAGATGCAAGGGATTAGAGGATTTTACCAACTTACTGAAACAATAAAGGATCAGCTACTTAATGATGTAAACGTTAATACAGTAACAACTGGGGATATAACAGAAATAGATTTATCTAAACAAAATATATTTCCTTTATCACATATTATTGTAAACAATGTAATTACAGAAGAACAATACCTTTCTTTTAACCTTACTGTTATGTCTATGGATATTGTAGATGAAAGCAAAGAGCCTACAACAGATATATTTAGAGGTAACGATAACGAGCAAGATGTTTTAAATACTCAATTAGCAGTACTTAACAGATTAACAATGTTATTAAGAAAAGGAAACTTACATAGTGATTTATATCAATTAGATGGATCACCGAGTTGTGAACCATTTTACGAGAGGTTTGAAAATAAATTGTCTGGTTGGGCTTGTACCTTTGATGTATTTATTCAAAATGATATTAATATATGC